CCAGAGAGCAGGGCGGAGGCGATCAGCGCCCCCGTCTCGGCCGCCGTGAACGCGTCGACTCCGGAGACTCGCGCGCCCGGCGTCAGGCTCCCGAGCTCGCTGGCGGTAAAGGCGTCCGCGCCGGCGAGGAGCGTGTCGGCGATGAGGCTTCCCAGCCTGCTGAACTCAGCCGCGTCCGTCCCCGCCAGGCGCCCGCTGGCTGAGAGCGTGCCCGTCTTTTCGAACGGGCCGCCGGCAGAGAGAAGCTGCGCCTCGGCGGCACCTGCGTACCACCAGAACGCAGACACGCGTTACGCCACCTTGCGGATACTCGCGTCGAACGCCGCGTCTGCCCCGGCGACCTTGTCGATCACCATGTCCCAGCCGTGCATGAGGATGAGCATCGGGGTGACGAAGATCTCCGACTGGACGTCGGTCAGCACCGCCTTGAACACCTGCTTCTGGGTGCCGCCGGTCGCCTCGACCTTCTCGAGGATCGTGATGGTGTACTCGTCGCCCTTCGCCATGTTCCCGGCGTCGACCCAGAGCTGATACACGCCGTCGTCAGTGATCGAGGACGGGGTCGACGTTCCGCTCGGGATCGAGATACCGGACGTGGTGACCGTCACGCCGTCGAGCTCATACGGTTCGGTGATCGCCATCTCGCCTCCTCAGCTCACACAGTGCAGGACCGCGTCGGTAGCCCCGTCGCCCGCGGCCGAGCCCGAGACGCGAACGGCAAGGCGCGATCCCGACGGGATGTGCTCGAAGATCGGGAAGATCGGCCAGTGTCCCGTCATGCCCTCGCCGGTACCGGTCGTCCAGGTGTACGAGCCGCCGATGACCTCCTCGGTCGCCGAGCCGACCCCGACGTCCATCTGGAGCGTCTTCTGGGTGATCGTCGTGTCGGTCGCGACCTGGAGACTCGGGACGATGGCGAAGTGGTCCTCGGTCGTTGACGCGACGATCTGAGTGAACGCTCCCTCGGAGGCGTTCCCAACCGTGATCGCCGTCCCGCGAGGGACCGTCCCGGCGCCGTAGGTGACGACCTTCGAGCCGACCCGGAAGAACGGCATCCCGTGTCCGCCGTGAAGGCTGACCGCGACGCGCATGGCGGTGCTGACTCGCTCCCCCGCGACTCGCGCGGAGATCCTCGAGCCCGCGGGCACGTAGAGCGGAAAGCCCCACGTCTTTCCGTTCGACGCCGGGATCGCGGCGAGGTTCGGGCCCGAGCAGTGCCCCATCAGCAGCTTCTCGATCAGGACCTCTTCGGTCGACGTGCCGATCAGGATGTCGAGCACGCCCCCGCAGGCCGTCGCCGAGAACCCGTAGTCGCACGCCATGATCTCCAGCCAGTAGGCGTCGAAGGCGGTCGAGGCGATCAGCTGGACGACGGTTCCGTACGTCGTCGAGGCCCCGCCGGTCGTTACGGAGCTGCCGATGTTCAGCGACGAGACCGCCGCGACGTTGCTCTCGACGCGGACGACCCCCTTCTGGGGAGTCCAGAGCGTCACCTCAGTGGAGCAGTGCGATCGTCGGCGTGACCTTGATGACGTCGTTCGTCAGGAGCGGAACGGCCGTCACGTCGTCGAAGTTGGCCTGCCCCGGGAACAGCACCGTCTCCGCGTTGTTGGCGATGTAGAAGCCGTTGATCGTCGCGCCCGAGGCGCCTACCGTCGGGAAGGTCACCTGCGGATATGTCGTCTGCCTACCCAGGTTCGTGGGACGCTCGGCGAGAGCTCCCCACGTCGCCGCGGCGAGCGCCTGGTCGGCGTAGTTCGTGTACGTCGTCTCGGTGATGTTCGCGATGGTCTGCGCGTGCGTGATGACCGTCGAGGCGGTCTGCGACGTGAACAGCTTCAGCGAGAGCGGCGACGTGTACTTGGCCGTGCTCAGAGGAAACTGACCGAGCCACAGGTCGAGGCCCTCGTCTGGACACATCTGAGCCATCTACGCCACCTCCCCCTTCGTCCCGCAGTTGGGGCAGACGCCCTCGCCGAAGTCCTCGCCCTTGACGAGGTCGTCGGCCGGCTTGCCCGTGAGCAGCGTCACCTGCTCGGCGGTGATCCCGCCGGTGAATCGCCCCGGCTGCGAGACGTGCCCCAGCACGCAGGCGGGATTTGTGCAGAGGTACTTCTTCGCCATCAGAGGACTCCTTCGATCGGATCGTTGATGGGTCCGCCCAGTGAGTGGACGTTCTCGCCGCTGCACTTGTGGCAGAGCTGAGGCTCGTCGCTGTACGATGCGAACACGTTCTCGCAGCAGCCGCAGGTCTGAAACTTGGGGTGAGCAGGAATGACCGTCAGCCCGGCCGCACGCGCGATGCGCATGCAGTCGTCCGGCGTCTTGACCTGCCGCTTCCGGCGATCGTGGATGCAGTACACCTCGGCCGTTCCGCTGAGGACGATCTCGACGCCGCGCATCACTCCTCCCACTCCACCGTCAGGACGAGCTGGTGGTTGGCGGGCAGCACGTTGTCAGCGTTCCGGAATGCGAAGCCGTTGGCCGTCCCCTGGTTGCAGATGTACTCTTCGAGGAGCTCGGCGGGAACGTCCATGCCCGACTGGGAGTTGAACGGGAAGCGAGCCAGCGGCACCGAGCCGAGCGTCGGGACGACCGTCCACGTCCTGTCCAGTCCGCTGATCTGAGACGCGTGCGATCCGGGATCGAGCCGCTCTCCCACCTCCGTCGCGGACGCGAAGCCTCGAGCAGTCGCGCGGAACATCTCGACCTGAAGCTGCTGTGAGGTCGGAACGACGGCGCCGGCGCGGCACCCGAGGATGATTCGCCGCAGCTTGTAGTTGGCCGACGCTCCGGCGACGAGATTGGCGAAGACGACGTCTCCGCCGGTCGCAGCCGTCGACTCGCACGTCGCGGTGAAGCGAGACATAGAGGTCCTTCCTTTCGAGAGGGTGAGAGCCGGGGGCCGCCGGAAAGGTTGCGGCCCCCAGTCTCAGTGGGACTGCTACAGGTGCGTCCCGAGGTGCTGGAACCGAAGCGGGTCGAAGATGACCGACTTGAAGGCTCCGATCACCCCGACCTCCGTACCCCCGATCTTGGGCTCCGCGACCTGGAGCTGCACCGGATTCCCGGGGTTCTCACCCACGAGGAGCGCGGACGTGTCTCCCACGATCGCGGTGTCCTGATCGAACCCGTACGACCCGATGACCCGGAGTCCGAAGAACGTTCCGGTCATCGAGCCCACGTCCAGCTGGCCGACCGGGCTGACCTGAAGCACCTGATCAGATCCGAGCGCTGCGAGCTGGAAGAACCGGTTGGCGGCGAGGTACAGCGCGTTCGTCCGCTGCCTCCCGGCGGTCTGCGCGTAGATGTTGGCGATGCCGTTGGCGACCGCCGCCCTCCACGCGGAGTAGTTCTCGGTGCCGACCGTGCCCAGACGGTTGCCCGTCGGGGCGGTGGCCACCGTGCCGACTCCTGCGTCGGACTCCAGGACCTCGCACGCGGCTCCCTCTGTCTGGCGCGCGTACGCCTCTGCCGCCAGGTCGAACCAGAGCTGGAGCGAGTCGGGCGTGCTCCAGTTGATCGCCTGCCAGGAGAGATCGCCGCCGCCGATGTACGTCTCGGCGGTCACCGTCTTGAGGGACACCTGCATGTTCGCCGTGCCGCCCTCGGTCTTCTCTGAGGACTGCAGGAGCGACTGAGGCCGCTGGTCGATCTTCGGGTACGTGAGCGATCCCCGGTCGAGGGGAACGTCGCGACCCGACGCGACGACCGGACGCGATCCGTCGATGATGTCCATGATCTGCGTCATGTGCGTCGGCAGGACGAGCCCGGCGACGTTGGACGACAGGGTGTTGACGACGCGGACCAGCCTCTCCTGCGCCTCTCCGCGCAGAGCCTCTACGTCGCCTCGCGGACCCGCAGCGAGGTTCGCGATCTCGGGGAAGCGCACGATCATCTCGTCGCGCGCGAACTCCGCGAACGAGCGGTACACGACCGGCCCCTCGTTGGAGCGAGCGGTGGCGTATCGCTTCACGCTTCCGGCGCCGTCGTCGTCCTCACGCACGAGACGCGAGACGTCTCTGGCGTCGTTCACCCGCTCGACGTCGGCCGCGAGGAGGATGATCTCGCTCTCGAGCTCCTCCGCACGCATCCGGTACTTCGCGACCTGCTCCTGCTCGTAGTCGGCGAGGTCCCGCTGCTCCTCCTCCGCGAGCTGGATCAGGTCTTCGATCTTCTCGTTGGTCCGGTCGCGCTCGTCGGCGAGCCGCTCGAGACGCATCCGGGTTACTGCCTGGGGTGCCATGTAGACACACCTCCGTGTCGAGGTTTGCTAGGCCTCGGCGGGTGTCGCCAGTGGCGGGGGTGCCGCGTCAAAGCGGGGTGCCCGGAGGCGAGGTGCGCCGTTCGGTTGAGAGTGTAGCTGTTTATCCGCGACGCGCGAGCTGGAGCACGTTGGACGGCGGCTCCATGCCGGCCTGGCGGTACATGCGAACCAGCTTGCGAGCAGCCGCAGCTCGCTGCTCCAGGCTGGCTCCTACGACCTGGTTGATCCGTCCGGCCGCGAAGGCCAGCGCGTGAGCGTTCACGTCGCCGTTCGGCTCCAGTACCGGAAGCGAGCAGCGCATCTTGGAGTCGTCGTCGCCGGCCCGAACGATCAGGCAGCTGCGCTCGTACTCGTCGTCGGTGAACCGCTCGGGCGAGCTGTCCCACGCGAGCCTGACGACGGTGAGGCCGGAGAGCGACTGGAAGCCGACGCGCTCGAGGGCCTCGTCGACCTCCGTCCGCTGCCGCTCGGCGACGACGACGGGAGCCGCAGTGCCCTCAGTTCCCTCGTCGCCCGGCGCCTCACGCACGGCGAGCACCTCAGAGCCGACGTACGCGGCCAGCGCTCCGCGGCAGAGAGCGACCTTGTCCAGTCGCGCCTTCATCCTGTTGACGACCCCGTCCTGCGA